GAAGTGGTTCACGGTGTAACCGCCCGGAATCGAACCCATCGCCTTGAGAGCGTTGATGTCGTTGTCAGCGGTCGCAACACGGAGTTCCGTGTCAAGGAGGCGCTTGGCAGTGAACATCAAAGCCGGGGGCACGATGAGCTTGTTGGGCTTCGCCGCGATCAAGAGACCACGTTCGTCGGTCCAACCAGCGATCTGAATGACAGCCGCTTCCAACGAAGTTTCGTTGAGGTCAGAAGCCGTCAAACGGTTGCTGTTGGTACCACCCGAAACCAGCGGATGCGAAGCCGAGAACAACGGCTGACCGTCACCGCCCGTGTAGGACGAGGAGAAGCCATTGTTCAGGACCGAAGCCGCCTTGACTTGCTTCGTGTACGCCATCGCTCGGGCGAGCGCCTTGGTATATCGCTTGGACAGCGAATCGTACAGGTTGTCTTCAACCGCCTCTTCCGTGATGGAGAAGCCGAGAGCGATAGTCTCGTGGTTGTAGCGAGCAGTCCATGCTTCCTGCGCGTTGTCATACGCAATCGCAGCACCTTCGGCCTTGACCGGAGCGGCGCTGAAACCAGAAAGCTTGGTCTCTTCTTCAAAGGAACGCTCGGAGGTCTCAGTCTCGTAGATCTCCTTGTGCTCCTCACCATATTGCTTGTACTCAAGACCGAACAGGGCATTCAAGCCCGGAAGGAGCTCTTTGAGTAATTGTGCACGTGAAATAGCCATGTCTTAGAACTCCCCTATTAAATGCCGGTCGGGTTGTTGTAAGCGTGACCGCCTTCAATCACACCAGAGTTCACGTAAGCCGCATTGAACTTAACGATGACTTCTGGGTAATAAACGGTACCGCTCGAAACGAACGCCGTGTCCTCAACCACATCAACGATGCGGATCGGCAACGACAACGTGGTGCTGGCCGACGACACGAGGAGACCCTGCTGGGAATCGCCCGAAGTCGTGTCCAACGTATTCGCAACGAGAGCAACGTTGTTGTTCACATTCGAGTACGTGAAACCGCCCGTGGTCGAAACCACAAGCGAAGCCGTCACACCAACAGCCTTGAACAGGGTGTCCGGATCATCAACCACATACGCCGTGATGTACGTATTGGCCTTGACCGAAGTGCCCGAAATCCACGACTGCGAGTAGGTCGGCTGACCAGTCACAGAGGACACGAACGTGCAGCCCAAGAACACACCGGCAAAACCGGTGACAGGGGCAAGCGACGTAGCCGTGGTTACTTCAACAGTGCCGTCCGAAGCGAACTGCAGCGGGTCGCCGTAACCGATGCTTGACGCACCGGAGGCAATACGACGCTGACGGGTCGCACCGGCAAACACCTGCCCACCGATCAAGTTGATCGGCTTCAAGCCATAAGGCTTGCTAACGGTAGGATAAGCCATTTGTTACTCCAAAATAAGTTATTTACCCTTGCCAAACGAGACCGTTGTCTTTCTCTCGTTAAAGAGTGGCATACGTTCGTCGTTCAGCCTCATAAAGCTGTTGTCTACAGACTGAATTTGAGCCTGAGCCTGCTGTGCGTAATAACCGTCACGCTGGTCCATAAGCTCTTTCGGTGCCTTGCAAACCAACAGCCCGCCAATCTCAATATTCCCTTTAAAACGAGAATTAGGATCAGCTTGGATCTTAAGCTGAGGATAGTCTTCGGCCTTCACAGGCTCCCAACCTTCCCGAAGTTTTGCGGATACGTTCGATGGGTCTGCTGTCCCCATGATACTGGTCCGGATATAGCGAAACACCCAACCTTCTTCCTCCGGGAGCGGGGGAAGCACACTAGGCGGAGTCCACGCCATTTTACGTTGCGCCGATTCGCGGTTTCCAAGTTCGCGAGCGATTCTGTTCTCAGCCATTTTAGTTAGTCTCCAGTTTCATCATTTCTCGTGCGTACTGCTCATTGCTTAGTCCTAATTTCTTGGCTATCGCAACTTGCGACGGTGTCAGGCGGACCTGACGGGGTGCGGTACTCCGCGTAGCTGGAGCAACCACATTGGCTGCTTTTTGTGCGCGGGGCTTCTCTTCCTTGCGGGGAGCAGCTTCCGACGTTTGCTCAGCGGTTTCCTGAAAATAATCCGGGAATCGCCTACGCATGGTCCTGTTAATCCGGTCGTAATATTCATCACTACTAGGATCAAGACCTTCATCGTTGACCAATTCTTCATGCAGCCCAAGCGCAAAGGCGGTCATCCCTTTGTTCGGCCCGAACCACGGATTCTGCTGTCTCCAAGTATCCGCTTTGGTGTCTACTTGTGGCGCAGAGCGCGGGGGCGCTTGTGTCTGTTGGTTATTTTCTACACCCGAATCCTCTTTTTGTAAAGGTTGCGGCTTGTAGCGTTCTAATTCTCTCAGCCGCATAGTCGCGGCGGTCATTTCCTGCTGGGCTTCGGTGATCTTGTCCGGATCGCCCGATTCATAAGCCTGACGGAACTTATCTTTAGAAATCGCAAGTTGGTTATTCGTGGCCTTAACTGCCTCGGCAATCAACGCCTTTTCGCTATTTCCCACCCGCTGGCGCAACTGCCGGACCTCTTCGTCCCGCAACTGAGCAAACTTGAGAGCCTCTTCACGCTCTCGGATGGCTGCTTCCTTAGCCCGGCGCTCGTCGTGCCAGACCTTTTTCATCTGCGAAAGTCGCTGTTTTACCTTCTCCGAATACTCATCAAGGGTGTCGTTTTCCAACTCCTCGACGATCTGTTTCGGCATGGGTTCGCGCATTTTCCCGGTAACCGGGTCGCGATCTTGGGCAGGAGTATCGTCCTCAATCTGGACTTCGATACTGTCTTCAACCTCTGCTCCCACGGAATTTTCGGCCTTTTCGACCTCATCCGGGAACTTAAATTCGTCACGGTCAGTCATGATTTAATACCTCAAGCTCTGCGGATTCCACGGGGGTCTTGGACCACCGCTTCTACCGTATCGTCGTTAATGATGCGGAACTCACGTCCGTGGATGACAACTCGGGTACCTGCGTAAGGGCGAGTCAGGATGAAATCTCCTTCCTTGCACCACGGGCCAGTGGGGAACCGGTCCTTGTCCTTGTAGCAAAGGTCTCCCATCTTCACGACAAAGAGCACGACCGTGGTCAGTTCTTCCGTTCGTTTAGTGTCGTCAGCCTTGATAATTCCTCCCTCGAACTCTTCCTCTACGTGCGGAACCGCACACAGCATCCGATAGCCCTTGGGTTCTGGCAGGAGTTTGGCCTTGGCGGCTTCTTCCTGAGTCTTCTCAATATCAATACTACTCATCGTCTTGTTCCATCCTCTTTGCAAGGTCTTTGATGTGGCTCCGTGCGAGGTCGAGACCCTGTAACGCCCCGCATAGTCTTTTGTACTCACCCTCATCAAGCTTGCCTTGAATCAGGCTGTCGATAATCACAATGCGCTCCTCTTGGAGTTTTGAATCCAAGTATTCCAGAGCGTTGCCATAACGCATGTATTACTCCTGTGGTTTCATTTTCTCTCTGTCCTGCCGCTCCCGCTCATCACGGCTGCGGGCAATCTCAAGACCCATCTTGGCTCCCTCAGTAAGCTGGGACGCCTCCATCTCGGTACGATGTTTCTGGATATCGACGCCAAGACGTGCTGACTCCAACTCGGTGCGAGCCGCGATCTCTGCCTGACGCAGACGCAGGTCGTCTTCCTTGGCCGCAGCGTCGATGAGATCTTTTTGTGACCTTCTCTGCTGCTCCGCGACTTGGATCTGCATCTCCATTTCGGCCTTCATCTTCTTGGTCTCGGCCTCCATCTGCTTGATCTGCAGGTCCATCATCTGCATCTGCACGAGCGGGTCTTGAGCCTGCTGCGCCGCCTGCTGGGCCTGAGCCTCTGCCACATCCTTCTGGAGGAGTTGTGACGCCGCTGCCGCTGCCAACTGCGAGAGCTGGACCTCGATCTGCGGAGGCAAGTAAGTATCGGGATCTTCCGCGCTCGGCGGCGGTGGCAGTGCAGCACCGAGTTGTTTCTCAATCTCACGACGATATTTGAACGCCGTGTGCTCCATGACGTGAGCCATGACTGCGCCCATGATCTGCTGAGCCATCGGGTTTTGTCCGACTGTCTGCATAATCATCGGGTCTTGTAGGAACGACAGGTGAGCTTGGAGGTGAGCGTCATGGTCTTGGTACATGAACGCCTTGGTCGGCTTGCCTGTGAGGAAACCCATGTTCTCGCTGATCGGGTCGATAGGCTTCAAGTCATCCACACTCGGAACGATCTTCTCCGCATTCTTGACCCCTAGCGTCTCGATCATCTGCCGATGCAGATATGGGAGGTCATAGAGTTGTGGCGCGGTTTGGCTGAGTTGGAGGACCGCCTGATATTGAACAACCTTCTGCGACATCGTGGCCGCGTTCGGGTCCGATACCGGAATGACATCGACGTTGTCGTAGTCAGATTTCTTTGCCTTCCTCGAACCCACCTCTGGCTCGTAAGAATATTCTTCCGGGGTGTAATCCCGAATGATCCCCGCAAGGAGCTTGAACTCCTGCTTCATCGCGTAGTAGATGCGAGCCTGAACAGCCGACATTACTTTGAGGACCCGTTCGAGGACGGCAAGAGTGGTTCCCACCGGAGCCTGCGAGGACATGTCCGAGATCTTCAGATCCGACACCGCAGCGAAGCGACGGCCTTCCTCCACTATCCGGTCCATGAGCGCAGAGAGCGTCTGCGAGGGTTCCTTGTAGGGCAGAGGGAGAATGTTGTCGCGGATGGCACCGCTTGGTACGTCTACGTCTCGGAATTCTCCCGGAGCAATAGGCGTATCGTCTCCCTTAATTCTAAGCCCGCGTGACTTGAGACCACCCGGAAGGTTGCTGAGTGTTCCAGCATCGACAAGCTGCCTAAGAAGCGATGTAGCTGCCTTAGAGTGTCCGCCGATAAGGTGGATGAGACCAAAGTAGTAGAACCCGAAGCCGGGGATGTAACCATAATGAACAAAGTGCTGTCGCTTGGCTTTGAGTTTGTCATCTTCTTTCCAGTTCCTGCGAATGGCTAGAACCGTCCCCGTCCCCTTCTCAATAGTGACCACGTAAGGCAATGCTATACCGGTCTCGTTGTTGTCCTCATCAACATCAGGGTAATCCGCCAGATCCAAGTTCACGTGCATCTCAAGCAACTGGAACCGATCATCCATCGAAGCACTGAAGCCTTGATCCTCGGCCTTCTGCTTCTCGACCTCGTCCATGACACGGATCGGATCACCAAGATCAATGTCTCGATAGAACCCAGCGTACTGAAGCTTCTTGACCTCGTTCTTGGTCTTACGCATCCGGTGCGTCACACGCTCAGCCGTTTCTAAGTTCGCAGCACCGTAGGGCACCACAATGTCTTCAGCCGGGATGTAGACGGCGGTCTGGCGATTGAGCGAAGGATCGAAATAGACTTTCTTAAATGAGTTACCCGCAAGGGCAAGGCTCAACAACAAACGCTCATGCTCCGGGCGATACTCCTTCATCTCCTCGGTGAGCTTGTAGTTCATGTCATCCGCGACACGGATGGCGGCGTCTTTCTTCTCTGCTGTCTCCTTGCCGATGATCTTTGTCTTGACGGGACCCGCTGCCGGGAAGGTCTCCATGATGGTTTCAGACTGGAACTTGACCGCGCTCTCCATCAGGAGGGGGTGAAACACACCACACGCGCCCGGCCACGGCTCGGTACGGTCTTCGTACCGAATGCCTAAGATCTTCAAACCCTTCACGTACGTATCCAGCCAATCTTTGCGGCTGGAGAGGTCCTGTTCGTACTCCCCGATCAACTCGGAGGCCAAGCTCTGTAGCTCGTTCTCACCCATGAACTCAGCGAGGTTTGCATCGAAGTCTTCTGCTCGGGGTTCCGCTTTCTCAAGCTCGATCTCCACCCCATCAAAGCTAATGCTCATCTCCTCGGGGTCCACTACCTCAATCTCAATCGGCGCTTCTCCAGCAGCCAGAGCATCGAGGCCGAGCGGGGCTTCGTACAAACCTTTGTCCATATTCGCAGCCATTTAAATCTCCTAATAAAACCCTTCGCGCCGGTGGCTTTTGAAGTATCGAGTTGGCTCCGGCTCGTCGGACGGCAGGCGTATGAAGCCCCCTTGTCTAAAACGTAATAAAGCTAGCGTCGTCGCATCGACCAAGTCGTCGTGTGTGCCAGAGGGAAAATCATTACATTCTTCAACGACTTCCCACGCCCAGCGACGGTCAGGCACCCAGACTATACCCGCCGAGAAGAGATCCGTCACCGCGTTGACCCGTGAAATCTTGTCCTGCCCCTTACCCGGGGTGAACTCACTGATCGGAACGCCCATCCGCCGCATCTCCTGATACAGCGCCGCACCGTTGGATTTCTTCTCCACGATGAACGTGTCGGGGTTCCAGTTTTTGTACTCCTCCAACACCAACGCCTTTAGCTCGGGGAATTCGAGACGCTCTTTGATGCTGTTGAGGAGAATGATGTTGTAGTTCTGAGTCTGCTCGTGTTTGAAGACACCCCATGTCAGCAGGGCGTTGTAGTCCGAGCGGTTGGTCTTTTCCTGAGCGGCGTCGAGCGACATGATGATGTGCTCACAAGCAGGAGGGTTCTCTGGCTCCCACACCTGCCACCATTCCCTTTTTATCAGTGCTCCCTCTTCCGAGGTCGGCTCCTGCATGTACTGGGCTTGCCAATACCGCACATCCATACTGGCCTTTTTCGCCAGCAACTCATCGATACTCCAGAAGTCAGGCCAGAGCGGTTCATCGTTCAAAATCGCAGGAAATTCCACGACTTCCCACTCATCTGCCCCGTCTTCCTTCGTCATGTGATCGACGATCTTTCCGGTCAAATCCATCTTCGACCACCGGGTCATCACCACGATGATCGCGCCACCCGGCATCAGTCGCTGGACGGGGCCTGACTGGAACCACTCCCAAGCTGGTTCAAAAACATCTGCGCGACCTTGTTTAGCTTCCTGTTCTGAGTGGGGATCATCAATAATGAACAGATCAGCGCCTCGACCAGCAAGAGCACCGCCAACACCGATAGCAAAATACTCACCATTAAAATTAGTACCCCATCGAGAAGCAGACTTGCTGTCAGCTTGCAAAGAGACGTTAGGGAAGATGTCACGGTAGCTCTCCGATCCGACTAGGTTTCTGACTCTTCTACCAAAATTCACTGCGAGGTCCGCAGTATGAGAGGCCATGATGACCTTTTTATGAGGGTACTTCCCGAGGAACCATGCTGGGGCTAAGTAAGAGATCATTTCCGACTTGCCATGACGGGGGGCGATGTTGACGATCACCCGTTTTTTCTTCCCTTCGGCAATTTCCTCGAAGATTTTCGCTAATTTCCGGTGGTGGGGACCCACTTTGTAGCCGGGATACACGTGATTGATGAAATCTAGGAAGGAGTCTTTGCCTAATTTCTGTGTGATCTGGCTTTGGTAGGCTTTTAGGAGGTCGGCAACGCGCCTTTTCTCCTTGTCCGGCATCGTCGGCAGGGCAAGTTTGAGCTTTTGCAGGTTTTCAGGAGTTAATTGCACAGGTTTTAGACGTTTGGCGTCGTTTCTTCGCTAATAACCCTGTACTCAATGCCATCCAGCACCGACAAAAGCTCCTTTTCGACCTCTTCGATGGGCTTCACTTGGTGGGTGATCTCGCTGCGCTTCTTAAATGCGTCCACACCATCCACTTCACCCAAGGCTTTCAAGGCCTGAATGCGGGTTTTGCTGTCGGGGGCGGCTTCAATCTCTTCCAGCAAGCCGTTAATCACCACGTTCTTCAGTTCAATCAGATCTTCAACGACCTGAAAGTTGAGTCGGGTGACGAGTCCGGCCAATGTGGCCTTTGTGGAATCCCTGAGTAGCTCGAACTGGGGCCGGGTCTTCGGGTCTTTTATAAGCTGCACAGCAATCTGTTGAGCCTTATCCAGATCTTCCTCTGTCGGAATGACCGGTTCGCCCGTTAAGTTGCTGATTTCAAAGACAGTTTTAGCGATCCCCTGCAGTTCATCGTTAGGGGTTAACTCCGGCAGAGCGTCTGCAGAGTTCTTAGGAAGGGGGATGCCCTCCTCAATTTCCGGCACTAGCGGTTCGCGGTCCATTCTGTCTCATGCATGGGGCTTGGCCCAAGTTGTGAGCTATATACCACAGAAAAATGTATGGAACCAAATTTAAAGCCGGGGGGGTTTCTATATAGAGAGGGGTGGGGGTCGAGTTGCAACGAAATTGCATCGAAGAGGGGGGTGGGGGGTCTGCAATAAAGTCCGGTTACGATTCCGGAGTACTTTGTCGAGA